CGAAATAGACCAACGACAACGACACCTAAGAGGTGAGGAGCTTGATGATAGTGTTAGGGCTATTTCTGATGTAGCTTGGGAAGTATATGAGGCAAAATGGATGGATACACCTAATGAAATAGGTAGAAAAGCCCACGTAAAATGTATTTGTAGCTTCTTTGGACACAAAAATATCAAAAAAATAGACAATATTGCGTGTAATGAGTACGTTTTGTTCCTAAAAAACACAAAAAGGAACGCAATTAGCACAATAAATGGTAAAATTAGTGCTTTAACTGTTATTTTTGACTACGCTTTGGATAATAACTACATTTCTACAGCCCCAAGGGTTAGAGGACGTAAAAAACCAAACAATGAGTGCCTAGAGTACATCTCAGAGGCTGAGGAAGCGATTATTTTACCCTTTATGTTGAATCACGAGCTTGAATCTATGCGTAAGTACGGAGAGTTTTGGGCTTGGTCAGTAGATACCGGTTTTAGACCTAGTGAGAGTAGACGACTACGTCCTCAAGACATATACTTTGATGACACAGGTAGATGGATGGCTAGACTTCTCAAGTCCAAGACAAACACTTGGAGAGTTATTCCGTTAACCGATAGAGCCCTTGAGATGTGGCAGAAGAACCGTTCGTGGGCACACATAACCCCACGTATGATTTCTACTTGTTGGGAGCGTGTACGTAAGTTTAGAGGGCGTGAGAACGATCGTAGTTACAAAGCGTACCTCACTCGTCACACTACGGGTAGCCGTTTGGTACAACGAAATGTTGACTTACCCGTAATAAAACAAGTGCTAGGACATTCGGACTTGACAAGCACAATGAGATATGCAAAGGTCAGCCCCACAAATTTATTCGATGCAATCGATACACTAAACACTAACAACACAAAATAATGCTAGACATAACTGAAACAACACCACGTCAAGACTTGTCTGCTTTTCTGAAATGGGCTGAAAATATAATAGCCAAAGAAGTAAAGCAGAACGAACAAATCCAACAGTTAGAAAATAAACAACTAATGGAGAAAACTAAAAATGCGAACATCAACACTATTACAAAAACAAGCAAATAAAAATGGCGAACCTATTCAAAGAAAACACCGAAGACGTCTTAGCAAGAGGTCTAAATATGATGACAAAAGCGTGCGACGCTCTCAGTAAACAAAACGATATTTTAAATAAAGATATCGATGGTTTAAAGCGAAAGATTGAACGCTTAAAAGATCGGGTAATAATCCAAGGTGAATCTAAAGAATAATGCCCGAACTTACACAAAAAGACTTAAACAGAGATATGGAATCTCTTGGTCTTGGTCGCTATCGTCAACGTAACGAGTCTGCAAAGAATCGTGATGCTGAATTAGAGACAAGATATGGTCAGCGTTTGATGCGTGCGTCACTACCTGCGTATGCTAAAGTTATTGACGATTGGAAAGTCCAAGTTGATGGCTACAAAAATAACGCAAGATATCAGTTAGACTGTCAAACACTTCACAGTAAGTTGTTAGCCTTTGTGGCAATCAAAGCTGTGTTGGACAGTATAACTAAAAGAAAGTCTTTGGCGAGTCTCTCACACTACGTGGGAGCTCGCATTGAAGACGAGTGTCGTTGTAAATTTCTACTTGAAAACAACGAAGAAAAAGGTAGTGGTATTTTATTAGGAGCTAAACGTAAGAAAGGTAAATCTGCTAAACAAAGACACCTACGTAGCTCAATGAAAGGTGAAGCTGAAAAGGGTCTAATGGACTATTGGGATTCTTGGGCACACCGAGATAAGTTAAACTGTGGCTTACACTTTGTTGAGTTGTTACGTGTATCGACGTCGTTGATTGAGTACGTCTACATCGTAGGGGACAAGAGATCCAAACGTCCTTCAAGATATGTTACAGCCACCAAGGAAACACTTGAGTGGATTGAGAACTTCAACAACCATAGAGAACTACTAGAACCTTTTTGGTTACCCACAATAGAACTTCCAAGACCTTGGGAGAATGTATGGGATGGAGGATATGATACAGCAGGTACAGCATTACCTAAGTTACCTTTTATCAAGACACCTAATATGGAATACTTACGTAGTATTGAAGGTGAGCTTGTTGAGCCTATGAAGGCTACAAATTTAATACAACAAACACCTTGGGCAGTTAATGGTAAGGTGCTTGATGTAATGAAACATTGTTGGGAAAACAACGTCGAGGTAGGTGACTTACCTTGTCGTGAGGACGAGCCTCTACCACCAATACCTACTGACTTTAAAACTAACCCCGAATCAAACAAACGATGGAGACAACAGTCAGCTCGTATCTACGCACACCGAGTGAGCACTACGAGTCGACGTTTACTTGTAGCTAAAGTTTTATATGTAGCTGACAAGTTACTTGGTAATAGATTCTTTTATCCTAGCCAAGTAGATTTTCGTGGTCGTATTTACAATGTCCCTGCGTTCTTGGGTATCCAAGGGCCGGATATGTCTCGAGGATTACTACAGTTCTCTCGCCCCGAACGTTTAAAAGATGACAAGTGGTTAGCCATACAAGGGGCAAACACTTTTGGTAATGATAAAGTTACACTTGAAGAACGTGTAGAGTGGGCAAGGGGTTACGCTAACACAGCAGATGCCATTGCTTGTGACCCTACAAGGAACACAGAGTGGATGCAAGCTGATGATCCTTGGCAGTTTCTTGCTTGGTGTTTTGAGTGGGCAGAGTATTGTGCTAAAGGTAGTTTGAATAGTTACTTACCGGTTAATATGGATGCGTCCAACAATGGATTACAGATTCTGTCTATGTTGATGCGAGATGAGTATGGATGTTTAGCTACCAATGTACTACCTACTGATACACCTGCTGACATCTATGGTGTCGTAGCCGATAAAGTCATTGAACGTTTAAAGAAAGACGTCGAAGACAACAATCCTATTGCTTTTGATTGGTTGAAGTTTGGTATCAATCGTAAGTTAGCCAAGAGACCTACAATGGTATGGCCTTACGGGGGTACATTCTATAGCTGTAGAGCTTACGTTGATGAATGGTATGCTGATACTTTACGAAAAACTAAATGTAATAATCCGTTTAGTGAAGACTTACGTTACAAAGCTACGGGTTACTTAGCTCGACACACTTGGGATTCAATCAATGAAGTTTTGATTAAACCTAAAGAGTGTATGCAATGGTTACAAAACATAGCCAAACTACTAGCTAGTAAAAAGTTACCAATTAAATGGGTTACACCATCGGGCTTTCCTGTGTTGCAAGATTATAAAAAGACATCTACACAGCACGTACAATCTTTTATAAATGGCGAAGCTACTCACGTTAAGTGGCACGCTGATACTGATCAATTGAGTGGACGACGTCAAAAACAAGGTATAAGTCCTAACTTTGTGCATTCTTTAGATGCTACAGCCTTGACAAAATCTGTAATCTCTGCTAATGAAAGAGGTATATATGATTTCTCAATGATTCACGATAGCTACGGAACACACGCAAACAACTGCGATTTGTTCGGAGAAGTACTACGAGAAGAATTTGCAGATATTTTTACAGTTGACTTATTACAAAATTTAAAATACCAAATAGAACAACAACATCCAACTATAGATATTTCAGAACCACCACGCTACGGAAACGCAGACATAAGTAAGGTCTGCAACAGCACTTATTTTTTCTGTTAACAACATAATAATAATACAACAATATGAGTAAAACACTAAGTACACCTGTAGGATTAGCCTACTACCCACGCATAGACACACCGGATACTAAATTCAATCCCGATGGCGTCTATTCTTGTAAGCTTCACGTAAGTGAGGACGACTACAACGCATTCAATGCACAGATCAAAGATACTGTAAACAAGGCATACCAAGAGGAATGTCAGAAACGTGGTGTCTCAAAACTAAAAGTAGCTTCTACTAATCCCGTCCGTGAAACAGCAGATGGGCAATATGAAATCTATGCTAAACAAGTAGCAAAGAAAGATACACGTAAAGGTTTGATTGAGTTCAGTATTACTGTATTTGATTCAAAAGGAAACAAACTCGAGGAAGTTCCAAGAGTTGGTAGTGGCTCTAAACTTAAAATGGGTGTGGAGATATTCCCTTACTACACCGATCTAAATGGTTTTGGATATTCACTTCGGTTGAGAGCCGTACAAATCTTAGATCTTGTCGAGTACGCTTCATCGGGTACAGCTTCATCTTTCGGATTCACAGCTGAAGAAGAAGGTTATACCGGTAATGGAGAATCGTTTAACGACACGTTCGATAAGAATGAGCCGATCACAGAGTCAGCACCATTCTAATTATCGTTCTAAATTTGAACTTGACGTTGCCCTTTACCTTGAGGGTGAGGGCACGTCTTTCTCTTACGAAACCCTAACACTTAAATATGACAAACCACACACGTACAAACCGGACTTCATACTTCCAAACGGAGTTATTATTGAGGTTAAAGGTTATTGGAAAAGTGCTGATCGGACGAAGCATCTGCTTGTTCGTAAGTATAATCCGAGCTATGACATACGCTTTTGCTTCCAAAACGCTTACAATAGGCTGTCAAAAAAGTCTAAAACGACCTATGCGTCTTGGTGTGAAAAACATAGCTTCGAATGGTGTCATAAAACGATACCGAAAGAATGGCTGATTTAATCTCTGCACAAACACACCAACCCTGTGCAAGCTGTGGCTCAAGCGATGCGTTAACTATTAATACAGATGGTTCAACAAAGTGCTTTAGCTGTGGTGAGTTTACAGGTTCACGACAACTTAACACACACACAATGAGTAGTAATTTTATTCAAGGCGACTACGTCGACATCCCTAGCCGAAAGATAAACAAGGACACTTGTAGACACTTTGGTTACACCGTGGGTACTCTTAACGGAGAACCTTGCCACATTGCTTCCTACCGAAATATGGACGGAGCAGTTGTTGCACAAAAATATAGATTTAAAGATAAATCATTTCGCACCGAGGGTACACCAACGTACTTCTTTGGTCAGAACCTTGCCCCTAATGGTGGTAAGCGATTAGTTATAACTGAGGGTGAGATAGATGCCCTTACAGTTAGCCAAGCATTTGATAACAAATGGCCCGTGGTTTCATTACCAAGTGGAGCACAGTCAGCTAAGAGTGCATTCAAGAAACACTTTGAATGGTTATCCTCTTGGGATGAAGTTGTGCTTATGTTTGATAATGACACACAAGGTCAACAAGCAATGGAGGATGTATGTAATATACTTCCTGCAGGTAAGTGTAAGATAGCCAAGCTAACACTCAAAGATCCAAATGAAATGTTGATGGCAGGGAAAGCAAAAGATATTTGTTACTCTGTATATAACTCTAAAGTTTGGAGACCCGATGACATTGTCGACGGAGTTGAGATATACGACTTACTTAAAAATCCAAAAGAACATTTATCAATACCTTATCCATTCCCATCTTTGAATACAATGACACGTGGTATTCGTAAAGGTGAAATCGTTACATTCTGTGCCGGTTCGGGAATTGGTAAGAGTCAAATTTGTCGTGTCATAGCACATCATATACTAACGACAACAGAGAAGTACGTGGGGTACATCGCCTTGGAGGAGTCGCTTGAAAGAACAGCACAAGGTATTATGGGGATACATACCAATCAACTCCTTCACTTAGAGCCACACAGTTTCAACGAGGAGGCATTTGCAGAAACTGTGGGCTCGGGGCGATTCTTTATGTATGACCATTGGGGTTCAATACAAGGAGATAACCTACTAGGTCGTATACGATATATGGCAAAGGTCTTAGACGTTGAGTACGTCGTCCTCGACCACCTTAGTATCGTTGTATCGGGTATTGGAGATGGAGACGAACGTCGTATGATTGACAACACTATGACAATGCTACGTAGTTTAGTTGAAGAAACAAAGATCGGAATGATTCTTGTATCACACTTAAAACGCCCCGATGGTAAAGGACACGAAGAAGGAGCAATCACATCACTTGCTCAGTTACGTGGTTCTGCATCGATTGCACAATTATCTGATATGGTAATTGGTCTTGAACGTAATCAACAAGACCCCGACAATAAGAACCAAACAATTGTTCGTGTACTTAAAAATAGATTTAGTGGTGAAACAGGCATTGCAACTGCTTTACATTACAATCAAGACACAGGTGCTTTGAACGAAATGCAACTTAATATTGAAAACCCATTTTAATATGAGAGTGTATTTTGATATAGAAACAAATGGGTTGACAGATTGGACTAAACATACCGATCTTGAAACTGTTCATTGTATGGTAGTAATAGATGAAGACGACAACGTCTACAGATACCAAAACGATACAATGAATAAAGGCTTAGAACAACTTAAAAACGCAGATGAAATCGTTGGACACAATAGTATTAACTTTGATTATATGGCTTTGTACAAGCTTTATGATTTCGTACATCCTAGAGTCATTGACACAATGATTATGTCTCGCTGTATCTACCCCGATATAGCAACCAATGATGCACAAGCAGGACGTGATCGTTCTGTTATGGGCTCACACTCATTGAAGGCTTGGGGTATGCGTTTAGGAGATCACAAAGGAGACTTCGGTCAGTCAACTGATTGGTCACAATGGTCACAAGAAATGGAGGACTACTGTGTACAAGACGTAAGATTAACTAAGAAACTATACGAGTATCTAATGAGTAAAAAACCTAGTCAACAAATGTTAGACTTGGAGCATAATTTTGCTAAACAAATGAAACTACAAGAGCGTAATGGTTTTCCTTTTGATATGGAGAAGGCTAAGAAGCTAGACCAAGAATTAGGAATGCGTAGAGCAGAGCTCAAAGAAAAATTAGAAGCAACATTCGAACCAAATGTAATTACAATGAAAAGCAGATGGTACGAAAATTCTAATGGCGATAAGTTTCCAACTAAAAAAGCTATGTTGGAAAGTGGTTACAAGCCCGAAGATATTAGAGAGGGAGATTTCAAAACGAAAACAATTCCTTTCAATCCGGGTAGTCGTGATCAGATTGCTCAACGTTTATTAGACAGAGGGTGGAAGCCCGATGCCTACGAGGGTAAAAGACCTCAGATAAATGAAGGTGTTCTTAAATCTATTAATACACCCGAAGCTGATTTGTTACTTGAGTACTTGATGGTATCAAAACGTCTTGGTCAATTATCAGAAGGCAAGCAAGCGTGGCAAGACCTTGCTCGTTTAGACGACGACCACTATAGAATACACGGTTCAATAATCACCAACGGTACTGTATCGGGTCGTTGTAGTCATCGTAAACCTAACGTAGCACAAGTGCCTGCTGTACGAGCCCCATACGGTTCAGAATGTAGAGAACTATTTACAGCCCCTAAGGGTAAAGTCCTTGTAGGCTGTGATGCTAGTGGTTTAGAACTACGTTGTCTTGCTCATTATATGTATCCTTGGGATAGAGGTGCATATGCAAAAGAAATACTTGAAGGTGATATTCATTCTGCTAACCAAAAGTCAGCAGGACTTGAAACAAGAGACCAAGCTAAAACATTTATCTATGCTTTCTTATATGGGGCAGGTGATGCTAAAATTGGTTCTATTGTTAACGGATCATCAACTGATGGTAAACGTTTAAAGAAACAATTCTTTGCTCGTACACCTGCGATTAAAAAGTTCCTTGATGCTGTTGGTGTCGCTGTCGAAACCAAGGGTTCACTCACAGGTCTTGATGGTCGCAAACTACCTGCTAGGTCTGCACATAGTGCACCTAATCTACTCCTACAATCAGCAGGTGCTGTAATTATGAAACAAGCACTTGTTGAGTTTACAAAAGTCGCCAACCATTCTACATACCAAATGCACGCCAACGTACACGATGAAGTACAGTTTAGTTGTGATGCCAAAGATGCTGACACCTTGGGTTCACAATTTGTACAAGCAATCAAAGACGCAGGTAAAACATTAAAGTTCAACTGTCCTCTTGACGGAGAGTACAAGATAGGGCAGAATTGGAAAGAAACACATTAATATATTATGCACACAAAATTCGAAGTAACACAAACATTCTATGTCACAGCCTCAACAATACAGAAAGCTCACGAAGCAGTCGCTGACGATGATTTCTCTGAGGTCGATGTCGACTTCTCTAAAACTAAAATCAAAGTAGAACCTGCACACTAATATGGACAAAGCAATTATAGACGGAGATATGATAGTATATCGCTCAGCTTTTGGAGCAGAGCACGAGATCAAGTGGGACGATGACGTCTACACTTTACATTTAAATATGCGAGAAGCATTTGATAAATGT